CTTCCTCATAGGCTTACGCCAAGGCCGGGTTACCCCGGCCCTCCCACCTCCGTGCGGAGGTTACTCGTAGACCCCCCATTCCTGGGGGAATCTTGCTATGGGTTCCCAAAAAGCCTTCCATGTGTCGGCGCGCACGCGAACACACTGGAGGTCCCCCTCACGGGTGACCTCTGCTTCCTTGTCACCGATAGGATCAATAATCCGCTCCTTTAGGGCGCTTTCGCGCCATACGGGATTGGTTCTATCACCCTCGTCCGCAGTAGCAAGCCACTGCAAATAAAGACCAGTTTGCAGGCTCTCAGTCTCGCCCCTCATCGCAATAATCTTCTTGCGAATCCGGGCAATTGGGCGTATGGATGGTGCCACGAGGTTTTCGATGCTTGAGTAATCGTACCCGCCCCATAGGGGTCGGGGAACTACTGCCGCGATCTTCTGCCATATGGCGTAGAATCTCGGGTCCAGCACTTCTGGATCGGCCAAGGCCAACCACTTACGTAGGCTATTCCCAAGATGTATCCATCTCGGTACGCTTAGGGGTAGCTCCTTCACATAGAAAGGAGTGATATCAACGCCAGCGTGGTAATGTTTACCACACGACTCCCTAAAGGGTCCTGACCAAAACGACTTCTTCGCATTCGCTTGGAAGCCGCAGTAACCTAAGACCCTTACGAGCGGTTTTGCAACCGCTACAGGACAAATGATATCGTCCCCAAAGACTGATATCGACCCTGTTACACCCAAATACCTCGCCGAAGCCCGCGCTAGAGCCCAAAAGATCAAGGACTCTAATTCGAAGGTAAAGGCGTTCCCCATAGAGGAGAACATCTCATTTTCATGCCAGGCATCACCAATCAAGGTGTGCTTACTCCGGCAATCATCGAGCATGGCTGCCCAATCGAGAGGTAAAAGTATGTAGACCAGCTGCGTAGTGACTGAGTCGCTTGCGCTACTCAGATCTATCGTAGCCAAGGTTCCTTTAGCCGACCCTTCATGGGCAAGCCTCTGGTTCCTTGTTTGGTCATTGAGATCCACACCCTTCCGGCGCAAGGCTTTGCGTATAGCATTACCAAGCGCTTTCTGAATGAGCATATTCAGGTCCGGCTCCTTAGCCGCACACCGATCGATCTCGGTCGATTTTGGGACAGTGAATAACTCGTTCCCCGGTACGAATACCGGGTTATCCCACTCTCTTAGCTGTTCCCAGACACGACGGTTCCCGAGGGTAACCTCTCGTGCATGGTTAATAAGCTTCGATACGTGAGGCCAAGCCTCCTCTGTTACATCCCGTCCGCTAAGTAGCTTCCGAGCTATTGATCCGGATCCTCTTTTAACAGAGGTCGACGCCCCGCCCGTGAAGCAAATAGAGGCTTCCAAGGAAGGCGTGTCTCCAATCGTATCTCGAATGATACGTTGGGCACCGGCAATCACACTATGAAGACTAATGCCGCCAAGAATGCGGCCTTCGTCAAGTGGACTTAACAATAATCTCTGGTTGGTCCTAGCGTTCCTCTCCTCGATCTTTAGCCACTTACTTATGGCTGCAGACTTACGTTCGTCGGCAGTTACTTGGTTAGGGTCCAGAAGCTTACGCTTCCACTCCAATCTTAGATAGTCGGCAGTCACGCCGCCTACATCGGAAAGAAGATGATCTAACTCAGCACTTACCTCCGCCCATAAGGCAGGAGATACAGCAAACGGATCCTTGCGAATCCTACCCTTACGGGATTTTGCTTGGCGCCGCTCATGCGGTCGCTTACTCATCATGGGTTCATTCCCTATCGATGTTGTAGTAGGCCGGGATTGACCTACCTAAGGGTTACAGGTGACACCGAGTCTCCATGTCGAGATCACTCCCGACACCGGCTAACTCGGTTACACAGGCCGAAGCCCGCTCACCAGTACTCGTGGAACACGCCGAAACGGCCCCACAGAGGATGCAGATCAGAAAGGAGACCCGCATCACCAAACACCTTCGAGGTCCACGAACGCATCATTCACGAGAGTGGCCGAGCTGCCAAAGGCAGTTTCGATCATTCCCATGAAATCATCGCGTTCTTGGGTCGTGCTCGATGAATCGAACATGATCTCGCCGGTGAAGTACGCCGTACGGACGACAACTGGACGGTCAATACCGCTGATTGTCTCCGTTTGAACGACAGGGACGGCCAGGGTGAAACGTGCTTTGAACCGGCCCGAAGGCTGGCGCTTGCACATAACAGTGGCCACTTTGTTCCCGATGGGAACACCGGACCCAGAAACGACTGTGCCCACACGCGTCGCCGGATTGTAATCCGACGGGGTGAAGGTGTGATCGACCGGGGTTCCGGAAGTCCGATCCGTGAGGACCAGAGATTGAAGTTCAGGCATGCTGAAGCTCCTTGATGTGAGAACGACTTTTATCGCCCTCGGAGTTGATATAGCAGCGCCAACGCTGAGATAACGTTGGTACTACGGGTGAAAGGAGACCTGATATACGGTAACCAGAGCGGCCATGAAGAATGGACGTCTCGCTTGACACAGCGAACTTTCAGCTTAGCAGTAGGATAGTCTCCACTGCGGCTTAGGATCGTTGATGTGCCGTATGGCGCATAGTCTTTTAGGAACGTGAGTTCCTCTTCGACAGAAAGCCCATACGTCGTATACCCGGAGTCGAAAGTGGTGCCAATGGTGCCAGTTGCGGCTTCAAGGAAACTCCCGATCGGGAGAATCCAGTCAACCACAAAGGAGAACGGTACTAGCTCCCATGCAACTTGCAGGGGATTCAAGAGACCAAGGCTGTTTAGCAGCACGAGGTTAGCATCGTCCACTTTACCGAAAAGCTTCGTCTCCACGAAGACATTTCCGGTCACATTCAGGTCCCAAGTTTGGTATCCACTCAAGGCAGGCCTCACGGCAGGCCGAGATTGGATTCGCCGTCGAACGGCAAACCGGAGCTTGGGTATAGTATTTTGTAGTGCCTGAATGGCGCCATGGATGTCTGAAAGAAGAGGTAACCATCCGAACTTGATCTCCAGCCAAAAGCGGCTGAGGGTATCAAGGAAAGGGTCACCTACTCGACCTGAGGCGATTGCTCGCCGACGGGCACGCCGCCCGTTGGCCGTTCTCGAGAGCCCAAGATCTTCAAGGACTCTCCCCCACTGACCACGTAGTGCGTGTTTAATCGCACTTGCAACTGATTTGGTTCGGTCAACTACCATGGCTAAGGACTCTCGTCCTTCGCCTAAGGCAGTGCCGGCCTCCCAGCTGCGGTCAGAGACTTGTGCGAGCGCTTCATCTATACACTTGGCATAAGCAGCCGAGTCATAGGACGCAATGGAATAGCCTTCTGGGCCAAACCAAAACGTCGGGTCTAACGGGCCATAAAGCCCGTAGACACCATAAGCTCCGATACCGGGCTGGCCGATCAAACGACAGTAGCCGTTGGTTCCGAAGAACCAATGACTATATCGCCATGTCACGTCGCAAGTTCCGGATGTATATTCGGAGGCGGCTGACCAATATGGACTGGGTTTGCGAAACCCGTTGATCAGCTTAACGCTCGTGCAGAAACGCCTGTGACGTCTACGTACCCCGACGCTGGTGTTACCACCAGTACTCGTCGTTGTATATCCGTCGTAGCGGACTGTGGTCAAAGAGACCGAGGTTGCTACGTTGGTTGACGCGTCACCGTTACCGATGACAGCAGGCGCTGATACAAACATAAGATCCTCCATTGGGTTGGTGGACCTACACAGACGGCTAGTGTCGCCAAGATGGCTTCACGCTCCGTATAACGTCCAAAAGACGTTACGGCTCCCGGAATGGGAG